GTCGATGCTGTAGATTTTCGCCTGGATGTTGGCGATGGTTTCGGGATACCGCCATGCGTCATCTTCTGCGCCGAGGGCGTTGGTTTTGTACGTGGTAACGAGGTCTTTGATTTTCACCGTTCCGTCAAGATTCGGGTCGGTGGTTCCGCCGCCTGCGACTTGGGCAAGGTTGTGCTGGCTGTAGGTCCATGCAGGGAAGGTTCCGGCGCGGATGCCGGGGATGGTGAGATTTTTCCACGGGCGGGCGGGATTCGATTCGGCACTTCGGGCACACACGGCGACGGTCGCTGCGGCGATTTCGCAAGGGAGGGACGAAGAACCTTCGACGTTGACGTATGTTTCGGCGGGTGAATTACGGAGTGTGACGGCGGAGACGTAATCCGTCATGCGGGAGGCGTCGCCGATGACAGCAAGGAACGGCTTTTTGACTTCCGGAGAAACGCGCTCCGTCCAATAGGCGTCGAGGGACGCAAGGGCGGCGGCGGAATTGTAAGGGTATGCTATCTGGGTGAAGAACGAGGCACCGAGGGCTTCGAATGCGTCATCGGTCACGGGGTCAATCGCTCCGCCGGAGAAGGCGGCGATGGACAATGTGATGCCGTCGGGTTCTGCGAGGGAGTCGCCATCGTCGAGGTCTTTCGCGGCTTTGATTCCGTTGCTCGACTCGCCTGCCCATTTTGCAGTCAGGGTGACGACAGGGCCCGAGGGAGACGCGGTGACGGGAAGATTCACGGCGGCGGATACTGCGACGGAAATCGCGGTTGCGACGGCGGTGGCATCGTCGCCGAGCGCGACGGGAATCGAGAGTTTTTGTCCGGCGATAAAAAGAGCGATGGTGCCGCGAGAGGTTGCCGTGCCTCCGACGGTGAGGACTCCGGTTGCGGCTCCGGCTCCGCCTGCGACGGGGATCGGGAGGGCGTAGATGGGGACGATACCGGCGGCGGCGAAGGATTTGCGGGCCATGAGATGAAGCATGGAGCCGACGCCGTAGAGCTGGGCGGCTTCGTCTGCGGAGGTGAGGAGGCGCGGAGTATAATTTGTCGGCGTTTTGCCGGAATTATACTGCCCAAAAAGGGCGATTTTCTGCGGGATTTTCAGGGCGCCGAGGGAGCCTTTTACGGACTCCTGTTCGACGAAAACGCCGGACGCAATCGCGCCCGAGGGAATCAAGCTAAAGCCTATCATTCTATACCTCCAGAGGTAGCGATTGCGTCGCCGGAAATCGAAATTGTTCCGGATGCTGTCGCGCGGTTAAAAGGGTAGAGCGTCGAAAAACGCCCTGTATCAATTGCGATTTCTTCGAGCAGTACGCCGGAAATATCTTCCACGTCCCAGCTCGAAGTGATGGTAAAAGTCCAGCGACCGCCGATTATTGTTTCTTCCGGATTTCCTGCCTCATCCTTGTAGAGTGACCATGAGGGCCAGCTTTTTGAGGCAATGACGCCGGGAGGGAAACCAAAGTCGGCATGGATCAGGCGGTAGAGCGCAAATCGGGCTTGCGCTTTCAGGTACAAGAGGCGGGCCATGGCGTCGGCTCCATACGGCACTTCGGCGTCGTCGGTTTTTGCTCCGGCAACGCAGTCGATGTTTACGGTCACGGTTTCGCCCGAGTGGGTTCTGGCGGATGATCCGCGAGATTCAGGCGAATTCCCGTCAGCCCAGACGTTGACATGCGGAAGGTCTTTTTTGTCGAGCGGCGCGGTGCGGTCGCGTTCGGTTTTGTAATTTACGAGCGGATCAAGCGCGGCTTGTTCAACGGCAAAAGAGGAAAGAGCGGATTTGATGCGGTCGATCAAGATGTCGTCGAAGCTTCGGGCAAGTAATTCCATGACTAGACCTTTGCCAATATTGTGATCCGGCCGATGGTGCGGTCGAGGATCGGCTTGTTGACGCGGGCTTTTACGGTTGCGCCGGTCACGTCGAGGGCGGATATTGTCCAGCCCTCCCTTATTGCTTCAAAATCAGAAATACCGAGGAGGACGAGGGCCGACAGGGAGACAGTGAAGGCGGATACATTTCCCTGAATGGGGAGGCCCGTCCCGGGGTCGATATCGGTGCCACGCCGGACATATTGTCCTTTTAGCGTGTACGTATCGCCTTCGGGAGAGGTTATGATTATTTCATCCCCGTCGAGGTCGAGTATTTTTGTGCTGTCTGATTCTGCCAGTCCTCGAAGGCTCACTTCTTGGTATCTTCTTTTTTCTCTACGACAGGGGCGGTTCCGACTACCTTCCCTTCGCCCTTCTTTTCGAGGATGGCGGCTACGGCATCGGATACGGTTCCGACAAATCCGTTTTTGTATTTAAATTCTTTACTCATGATTTTCTCCTATGTGAAAAATTGGCGGCCCATTTTACAGAGCCGCCTTAAAAATCAAGCGACGCCCGATACCACTTTCGCGGCGAGGATCGGGAACGCATAACCGGCGTTTCCACGGAAGTCAGCACCGAAGAAGTAAGCCTTGTTGATGTTTACCTGGCTGTCATCGAGGACGGTTTCCACATTCTGGCGGTTCTGCTTGACGAAGGGGCCGACAGAATACGAGGTGCAAAGGGCATAGAAATCGTTCACGTCGGTGAGGGCGGGATCGACAATTACGCGGCCCATGCCGTTCGCCCAGTTCGCCACGCCGGAGTTGGAGCCGGAAACGGAGGAGGTGGATTCGAATACCATCTTGAAAAACCGTTCCAGCTTCGGGTGGACGATGTAGGTGTCGGGCATGATACCGAGAGGCTCGCCGTTTTCGTTCTTGAATGCGGCCATGGCTGTACGGACGGTGTCGATGTCTGCTTCGACCTGACCGAGCGTCGGGGTGCCTGCGGAGATCGTGCCGGCGAGAAGGTTGTCGTTTACGCGGACGCCGGAAGCATCGGAGAAGAAAGCGACGCCGTCAAAGGCTTTGTTGCTGGTGCCGTTGATGAGAAGCTCGTGCATGAGTTTTCCCCATTTCCGTTCGACGCCGGTGGGCAAATCGCGGATGCGGGTCATGATCATTCCGAGTGAGTCATCATTGAGCTCGTTTTTGTCGATGCGTACGGCGGCCTGAAAATCCTTGTTCAGGATGGTGTAGTTGTATTCCGACAGATCGGAAAGATTGCGGTCGCCGACCCATTCCTCGAACTCGGGAAGCGAGCCGAACCAGCGGTAATCGTTGCCGACGCCGGTCGAGGGAAGCGGGGTGCCGATGGTGGCGAGCAGCGCCCAGAGATTTGTGCGGTCAATAGCGGCCGCAGCCGTTGCGTATTCTTTGCGAAAGAGTGCCTCGTATCTGACGAGGTCTGTACCTTTTACCATGATATACTCCTGTCTGGCTCCCGCCAGTCAATTAAAAGGATGCGGCCCGTGCTGTCGTCACGACATGGGGGCCGCTTGTGTTACTTATGCGAGGGCGGTTTTCGGAACGCCACGGCGGAGATCGACGAGAAGCGCCACGCCGACGCGGCAGTCGACTGCGATTCCGATGGGGTTCGCGTTGGTCGCGGCTTTCGCGATGGTTCCGTCGTCGGTCGCGTAGACGTAGTCGCCGACGTCAGCCTGGGCGGCGGAAGCGAAGGGGAGCCAGACTTTGCCGGTTTCGCAGGCGAGGTATTCGGTCTTTCCGGTGTTGTCGAGGTATTCCGTCGCGATAAACGCGGGGTGTCCCTGTGCGGCGGTGTCGGATGCGACGATGCCGAGTCCACCGGCGGCGGTAAGCTCGATGATTGCGCCTTTGTAGTAGATGTCGTTGGTGGTCATGAGAAGCCGAACGGATTCCATGACGCCGGAAACTTCATAGTTTCTGTTTGCGGAAAGGGCCATTACTCACCATCCTTGCGCGAATATTTCGCGAATTCTTCTGCGCTCATGCCGTGGGTTTTCGCCCATACTGCATCTTCTGCGTTCACGAAGCCGGATACACCGGCGCCGTTTTCGGGAGTTTTCGCCACGATGTCGGGCGGGTTGTCGCCGTTTGCGTCTGGCGACTTGCCGCGCATGACGGCGGCCTGTACGGTGGGGAAAGAATCGGTAAAACTTTTTCCCGATGCGATGGCGTCAGCGACGGCTTTGTCTCCGTCGGCATTGATGCCCATGAAGGCGGCGAGAGCTTCGCGCCTCGTCTGTTCGGCTTTGATTCCGGCTTCGAAGTTTTCTTTTGCGAAAGCGTCGAGCGCGCCGGGATTCGCGGCCTTAAATTCTTCAAGTGTCATTTTATGACCTCCTGATATTTTGGCCGCGCCGGATTCAGCGTCGACCGTATCCCCGGCAACGCCGGTTTTGTTTTTTCTTGAAATTGATTTTCCCAGAACATCGTCAATCATTCCTGCTTTCAGCGCGTCGGAGGCAATAAGGATGCCGCCGCGCCCAAAGTCTGCATTTACTTTTTTGGTGGTGACCCCGCGACCTTCGGCGACACGGGAAACGAAAACGGCGTGGAGGTCGTCAAGTTCCTTGATTACAACGGCGCGTCCTTCGTCGGTCGAAAGGTCAGGGCGTTTGTCCGGTGCTTCCGTCGAAGAAAAAACGCGATGGGTGACGCCTTCGTTTGCGAGCGCCTCGTTGTCATCGTATACCTCGCAAGCAACACCGATGGAACCAATCTGCGCGGCAGGGGTCATTGCGACGATGGCGTCGGCCTGACTTGCCAGCCAATAAGCGGCACTTGCGGCCATGTTGTGGACGCGGGCTTCGGTTCTTTTCTCGACGCGTGCTATCGCTTGCGCGGCGGCGTCTGCGCCTTCGACATATCCGCCGCCGGAGTCAACATCAAAAACAATATAGGAAACGGAAGGGTCGAGGTCTGCGGCTTTTGAGGCTCCGGTGATATATCCGTATTCGGTGACCGCCTCGCCGAACCATGCAGAGCAGGGCGAAGCTTGAGAAACGAGCATCCCTTCTATCGGAATATGAGCGCCGCCGTTTTCATCGACTTGGTACAACGGAGCGTTGTTTGCCTTGAGTGTTGCGATGGAATTGATGCGGGCCATTTTTTTAATTTCTGCTGATGCGTCCCTCATTTCATCGGCGGTCATGCCACGGGCGGCCGACCTGATTTCACGAGAAAGAGAAAGAAACTTTTTTACCGATGCGTCAGGCATGGCATACATGTGAATCATTCAGCGCCTCCGAGTTTTTTGCCGATGCCTTCGAACACCGTCGCGCCGAGAAGGGCGGAGCCGATGCCGACAAGGGTGGTGCCTGCGGAAATTGCGATTGTGGCGTTTACCATCGGGACTATGGAAATTAAGGCGACAATTCCCACCGCGACGAGAAGGAGGCACCCGGTCGCGATGAGAATCATGCCAGCGAGACGTTTAGAGGATGTGACGCCGGGGGATTCTTCAAGAACATTTGTCATTAAATTACCCTCCTGAAAATGCGCTTTGATGCGAGCTTGCCTTGCTTCACGGTCTGGCTGTCGCCGAGAGGGTCGTATTCGACGCGGCCTTCTCCGTTGCCGAGGACAAAGTGAGAATAGAGCTGTGCGGTGGTCGGGCGTTCAAAACGAAGAACTTCGACTTCGCCATCGAGGGCAATATAGCTGATCGGGGCCTTGAACACCTCGTATACGTTGCCGGTATAGGCTTCGAGGACGCGGTGTGGAAATTCAAGAAAGCAGTCCGCGGTCATGAAACCGGCCTGCACGCATTCGGCATAGGCTACGACGGGGTCGATGCGCTTACCGGTTATGCCTTCGGCGGCTTTGAGGAGGGAAAGAAAATAACATCCGCCGTCGCCGAGGAACTTATAGATTTTTTGTATCATGCTTCGCGCTCCTCTATCTGGTGGACGGTCTCGATGCAGGAAATACGGATGCCGTGGTCCTCGAGCTTTTCGGTATGGCTGTCCAGGGTGGAAATGACACGGTTCATCGCCTGCGTGTTGTTTTCGATCACGACATTAAGCGGCGCAATTATTGCGGTCATTGCCCACACTGCGAGTGACCCGATCACGGCGGCGACACCTACGAGCGCCGCAATGGTTTCGATTATCGTCATGCTGTTTCACCGTCCTCGGTATCTGTTTCTTTTTTCTGGGGTTGCTGAAATTGCGAGCCGGGGAGGTCCACCGGCGGGAGGGCTTCTTTTTCGATTTTGAGGCGGCGGGCGTTGTCGTAAAAATCAGAGCCGTTGTATTCCATGGCGACGCGCTCCCGGGTGGTCGCTCCCATGTCGATACGGAGCTGGTCGGCGGCGGCGTCTTTGGTCGGGTCGAGGGTGGGCATGGAATCGCCGATCCAGCTGCAGGAAAGCCACGCCCGCTTGATAAGGGGGGAGGAGTCGAAGCCAGGGGCGGATATGCGGGAGGCGCGGATTTCTTCGGCGAACCATGATTCATAGACGAGCTGGAGAAACTGGCTGTTGAAATGGACGCGCCAGCGGTCGACGGTCTGCCAGAACATAATGAGGCCGGCACGGGATGCGGAATAGGATGCGCCGAATTTCATTTCGAGGACTTCGACGGGGATGGACAGGGACGCGGAAATTGATTTCGTAATGGCGGAGACGAAGCCTTCGAAGTTTACATTCGGGCGTTTCGTGTCGAAGGATTTTATATCCTCGCCTTTTTTCAAGTTGCCGATGAAGAGACCGGCTTCGCGGACTTTTACTTTATCACCGGTATCATTTGCCGGAGCGCCGATGCCAGAGCCGCGTGTCGTGACTCCGCCGCCGATGGCTGACTGGAGGTTTGTGCGGGTGTCGTTTTCGGCGTTCGGGACGATGTATGCGGCGATGATGGCGTTTACAAGGGCGGACTCGATTTCGAAAAGGGTATAGTCGGTCAGCTTCTGGATTTCGTGGATTACGGCGGCAAGGGGGCCGACGCCGCGCACCTGGCCGGGGAGATCGAGGATGGCGGGCATGATGATGAAGCGGCGACCGGAGGGGCCGGAGAACGGGACGCGGGTTGTCTTGCGGGTTGTGGCGTCATAGAGGAAAAGCGCGACAGGCTCGCCTTGGGGGGTAAACTCGATCCCGTCTTTGAACACATTTCCGCGAGACTGTATGGCGACGGCGAGGCCGACGCGGTCCGGGGTTCCGTGAATATTCACGAGGGTGTCTATTTGATCGGGATCGAGTACCTGCAGGGTAAGCGGCGAAACACGGGAGGTGTCGCCGGAATAGCGAAGGATTATAACGGATTCACCGTCGCGGAGTTCGTTGGCAAAAATAAAGTTTTGAAGTTCTGCAAGGTTGCGCCTGCCGGTCGAGTCGCTTTCGTGGGACGATGCCCACGCAAAGAAACGCTGTTCGACGTCGCGGGACCATAGGCGCTTTGCTTCTTCCGACAGGGGCGAGCCGTTCAATTCCCATAAGGGGGAGGCTTCGAGGGTTAAGCCGGTGCCGATAACGTTGTCGACGAGGCGGGTCAGGAGGGCGCGGGCTTGCGTCGAATCCCAATAGGCGGCGCGGGAGCGGGCGCGGAGGGCTTCGAAATCGAGGTCGGCACCGGATGCGTACATGGACCGGAGGGAGCCGCGCATTTTCGATCCGTCCCAGCTGCCGCCGGATGAGGAGGAGGTGGAACCGGAATTCCATCCCCAGGACGCGGTTATTTTTTGGGCGGTGTCAACTATGGCGCGGGTGAAAAAGTTACCGGCTTTCATGAGCGGCCCGCCTGAATGGAGAAAACGGAACCGCCGGTCCCGGTCGCGTCGGCAAGTTCAGCCTCGAGGATTTCGATTGTTTTATTTATTGCGGAAAGGTTGCGTCGTGCGGACTGCCTGCCCTGCCCGGAGTCGAAAGCGTATTCTTCTGCTTCGAGGGCTTTGATCTGCGCAGTGTAGGCGGCGTCGAGCGCAGCTTGCAATGCGACAACCGAGCGGCTCACTGGATACCACCGGAGACGACAAGGCCTCCATGTCCTGCGAACAGGCTGGAGGCTTCGTGCGGAGTCACCCGCCGGACTGTGACAGCGCTGTGGGCGGTGTCGAAAGTCCTCATCTGTGGGTAGTATACGCCATGTATGGGGCAATGACAATGCTATTTTTGGATTTCTTGCAATATTTCCCAAAAAAGCGGCCAGTCGATGGAGTCGTCTTCGGTTCCACTGGATGCGGCGGCGAAAACATAGAGAGCGCCGAGGGCGTAAACGCGGCAGTCAAGCGCCTCGTTTCGTCCGTTCTTTTTCCAGTGACGGCGCGGGCGACCGTATTTGTCGGTTTCGGTTATGAGATCCTCGGAGTAGAGCTTTTCGAAATAGCGGCGGTCGTAGGTTTCGTCGTGGGGAAAGTGGCAGTATCCGGCGGGGAGGTCAGCGCCTTCGGCGGGGGCATCGACGGGTCCGACGCGGGTGCAGGTGTAAAACTCTTGCTTGAGCTGGCTTTCGTCGAGGTCGATACGCTTGCACTGATGTCCGGTTACATCACGGAGGGCGAAGATTTTACGGGCGGTCAGGGTATTGCTGGAGCCCTTCGAGGGCATAACGCCGCCGGCGAAGCGGTCGCAGTAGGTGTAGACGGTTGCGGTCTGGTCGCCGGAGTCGATGAGGGCGAGGGACAGGCGGAGGCCGCCATGCGTGGGGCGGGTAAGAATTTCGGTCAGCATTTGCCATGGGGGCGAATTCGGATCAGAGGTATCGCCGGGGAGAATGTGATAGCCGACGGACCAGGACGTTTTCCCCTCGCCCCATGCGACAAGTTCACACTCGATTCGGTCATGCTGCACGTCGGCGCCGAGGGTCAGGACGAGCGGACCGGTAGGCAGGGAGGCAACGCCCCAGTGACGGGTGCCGTCGTCTGCGATGGTGAGGGTTTCGGGTATGTATTTTTCCCGGCGGAGCATGATGCGGTCCGGGATGGGGGCTTCGCCTCGCTCGATGTATGGCTCCCCGAGAAATGTATTGACGAAAACGCGGAGCTTCGAGAGATCGCCTTGCGCCTCGATCCACTCTTCCGCGGCTGACGCCCATGAGCGCATGCCGATGGGGGACAGGAGTGACGGAATGTGATACGAGCGGAGGCCGGGGCGCTGGCTTTGTGCGGTCGGTCGCCATTCGCCTCGAGGGAGAAAATAGGCTTTGTCGGTATTTCTCCAGCGGGCGGCACACAAATTGCATTCGTAAAACACGGACGAATATATCAGTTTTCCGGCGTCGTCTTTTTCGTAGTGGAGGTTTTTCCATTCGAGGGCTTGCATTGTCCCGCATATCTTGTAGGGGACGAAATACTTTCGCTGGTCACCGGCGAGATAGAGGGGGTCGATTTTGCTGGTTTGCTTTATGAGCGGAGTGGAGCCGTAGAGGATTTTCCGAATGGCTTCGAAGGAATCGGTCCGGCGCTTCAAGAGCATCAAGGGGTCGCCCTCCCCTTCCGTGCTTGCGGGATAGGCGTCCACTTCGTCGAGGGCTTCGTACCTGACGGAAAACTGGCGGAGCTTTGCGGCGCTGTTCGGACCGACGGGCAAGAGAAATCCACCGGCAAATTCTTTTTTCTTTTTGGTGTCGCCTGATTTTTTATTGGCGGTTTTTTCGGTCTGGCTGAAAACTTTGTCTTGAATACCGGCGGACTGGATCATCCGGTCGACGCGCAGCTCGATGGCCTGCTCCGCCATTTCCTTGTCGCCGGAAACGAACATCATGGGGCCGGGCTCGCAGTCGATCACGTAGCCGATCCAGTTTTCGAGGACGCCGACGGTGAAGCCGATCTGTGCGCCTTTCATTACAGCAACCTCCTGGACAGGCGAGGTGGCGGAAAGGCAGTCGGCAATCTCGCGGAGATACGGGGTCACGTCCCATGAGAAGGGGCCGGGCATGGAGGAAAGGCCCTCGGGTATAACGCGCTTCTGCGTCGCCCATTCGGAAACGGTGAGGTGCGAGATTTCGGTATGGATCTGCTCGGAGATGACAAAGGAAAGCCAGTCGGACTGTATGGCGGTTTCGTCAGGGGTGTAGATTTGCGGGGGTGCGGTCATATTAATTCCAACTTGCTGGACTCCAACACCGCCCGGCCGATCGCTCCGGATATCTCTTTTTCGAGATATGCCTCCACGTCACGCGCTTCGCCTGCTTGTGCCAGTGCGTGGACTTGCGCCGATATCCGGCGTGGCATATCGCGGAAATTGGTCTTGAGGGATGCGTCGAAGGCGGCGAACTTCCGGCGGACGAGGTCACGGGGGACGAGGTGGCCCTTTTCTTTTTCAAGGCGGGCATTTTTCAATTTTGTATCCGCCTCGGAGTTGATGCGCCTAGCACGGGTAAAGCGTAGTTTTTCCGCTGCCGCCTCGACCGTGGCAGAAAGCACCTCGTCGAATTCGTTTTCGGCGTCGCTCTCATCCGGTGACACGGTGTCACCTTTTGGCGGCTTTACCCGGGGAGCGGCAGGGGTTTTCTTGCCGCGCTTCTCGGTGAGCCCGCGGGTATTGATGGTGCCGTCGGCTTCGACAGCGAGATTCTTTCGGGTCACGGCCTGCGTGATGGCGGCACGGGATACGGATGCAAGGCGGGCGAAGTCGGCCCGTGAGATAAGCGGCATAAAACTCCAGTACGCTTTATATGGCGTCGAGGAATATTATACCACCACCTGTAGTGTTAAGCAATGCGTTTGTTAACAGTGTTAACACGGGGGGATCAGTATGTGTGCCATGGGCCGCAATGCCTGACCCGCCATATCTACACTTTTTTACAGTACCTTCGACGGGGGGGGCTCTATCGCCCCGTTACATTCATTACGCTCCGTTACATCACTACTGTAACGGCTGTAAGCCACGCCCAGCTTGCTTTCCAGCGATTTTTTTTCTCCGTTACATTCATTACGTGAATATACGTCTACATGAGGGGTAAAATATAAAACATCCTCACTCGCACGCATGAGGCATATTCCACGTAATAAATGTAATAATGTAATAAATATAATATATATATATATAGTATAGAGATAGAGAGAGAGGTTTCGTTACATTTATTACATTCATTACAGTAAATTATAACAGTGTTATAACATCGTAATAACATAATCCTAAAAAACTGTTATAACATCGTAATAACAGTGTACTATTGTTTCGTTATAACATCGTACTAACACAGTTGACACACTGTTACAACAGTAGTATTATAACAGTGTTATAACAGTGTACTATTATGTTATAACAATAAGGGGCGAATATGAAAAAAGGTATTTTGATTGATCGCGGTATTGTGTTTGTTCGTGGGAAAGGCAGCATGGGCATTCCATTAAAAAGCCAGCTTGTTAAGCTTATGGAAAAGCCCGTTGGCGTTGGTTCGGAATATGAAATCTATTCCGTTGATGGCGAAATGGTGATCCGCTTTCCGGAGGCGAAGGTATGAAAATCATCACAGTATCCAGCTTAAAGGGCGGGGTTGGGAAGACTACCCTTGCGGTATTCCTTGCTCGTGCTTTGGTTGGTATGGGAAAAAGGGTCTTAACAATCGACCTCGACCATAACAATAATTTGACGGATTACTGGCTCCGGGATGCTGATTGTCAGCGTCTCGAACAGACAGCAATCCAGCATGTCCTGGCAAGGCGGCTTGCTTTGGGTGCGGCTATAATGCCTGGGGTTGTGGATATCGTCGCGGCGACTCCGCAGCTGTCGAAGATCGGGTATGAGCTGGCTCGTGATCCCGGCGTTGCCATGCGGCTTCGTGGTGCGCTGAAAACGCTCGATTATGACTATGTGATCATAGACACGCCGCCTTCTTTGTCGCTGGAATTGACGATTGGCCTCTATACTGCGGATATGGTACTTGTGCCGGTGTCGGCGTCGCGGTGGACGGTGCAGGGCTTCCAGATCATCGCGGACGAAGTGCTTGCCGTGTCGGATGCAATCGGGAAAGCGCCTGAAATCATGGTCGTGCCCTCGATGGTGACGACAAAAGAAGCGGACGCAATTCAGGGCGCAGGACTATGGAAATGTTCAGGGTATGCCGTGGGTCGTGATCCTGCGGTAAAAAATGCGGTGAATACGGGGAAGGCGTTGACGAGTGACACGGTGTCATATCGGGCATTTATGGGAATTGCGGGGGAGGTGGTATGATGCACACTGCAGAGCCGTGGGAATCTAGAGAAGTTGACGGACTTGTAGCGATAGCACACAAAGGCGGATTTATTCTTGAAGCGGATGATGATCGACAAAATATCACTGACGCCCGCAGGATCGTCGCTTGTGTGAATGCTTGCGCTGGGATGATCACCGAAGGGCTGGAAACATTCAACGTAAAAAAGGAAATGCGGGAGCTTGCGGAAGAACGGGAAACGTACCGAATGGAGCGCGACGACCTGCTTGAAATTATCCGCGACATAGTAGTTGGAAGGGATAAGGGAAAATGGCTTGTCTTGGTCGATATATCCATGCTCCGCGCCGCAATAGAGCAAATCGAGGCCGCCCGATGAAATCCGCCGACGTGCTATCCTCCGCCCTTTCGTCCCCTCGCCCCGGACGCGCTGCAGCTGGCCCCGCCATAGACGCCGGGCAAGTGGTCACCGGTCTCGAGCTGTCAGACATCGAATACCGGCCCATTTCCTTCTTTAAGGAAAACCCCGTCAATGACATTTTCCGTTCCATGAAATCGGCGAAGTATATGGCTGATCTTGCCAAAGATATCGCCGATGCAGGTATCGTAAATCCCCTCGTAGCGATGCCGGACGGCCTCTTGCTTGAAGGCGAAAGCCGTTTGCTTGTCGCTCGTCAACTGGGGCTTAAAAGGCTTCCTGTGAGGCTTGTAGCGTCTCCATTGAGTGATGCCGAACAGGAAAAGCGGCTCTTGCTCGGAAACCTGATGCGCTTCGAAATCGGCGAGGATGCCCGCCTGTTGTTGCTCGCTCGTGCCGGTTTTTATAGTGACACGGTGACACGCGCCGAGACCGCCGAGAAAACCGGAAAATCAGTGCGGCAAGTTATACGGGATGCGCAAATCGTCGAAGCCGCGGAAGAAATCGCCGAAGCACAAGGCAAGGCCGCGCCGACGGTGGAAGATGTCCAGGCGGCACGGGAACAGAAAAACGAGGTGAGGCGGGTGACAAGTAAGGATAACGTGCGTATACTGTTGGAGCCGATCCTTGAGGAGATGCTTGCCGAGGAAGAATACATCGCAGGCTGGTATGCGCGGAAAATCAAGGAGGTCATGGGATGGTAGGCATGAGTATAATTGACAACGGATTGGTAGTAAAAAACGGGAATTCGCGGGCCATCCGCTTGAGTGCCCACTTTGCGAAACGGTACGGAAATATAGAAATCGGCGACAAGTGGGAAATAAGCGAGGAAAACGGTCGGCTGATCCTCCGGTTTCCGAAAGCGGAAGCGGAGAAAAAGCCGGGTGACGTGTTTTGATGGAAAAGGCTCCCGAAAGGGGGCTTTTGTTATTTATATTGCGTCCATGCTTTTAAATTCATACCGCACAGGCCTTGCTGATGCGTCAAAGCAGGTGGCCTTATATTTCCATATCGAACCATCCGGAATATCAGTTATTACAGCATTGGCAAATCCGACAATCGAATCTTCTTTGTCAAAAAGCGTAAATTTTATCTCGACAAAACCATAATCCTTACCAGAAATATTTCTTACCTTGCCAGTAATATAAACAATCGAGCTTTCGATGGTCATAACCGCCTCGTCAACC